AATCGTATTTGCAGTTGTGCTTACACCAGTTGAATTAAATCCGACTGGATTTACCAACAGTTTTTCAAACGTGGAGTTATACTTAACAACAATTCCAGTTGAAGTTCCAACACCAACTGACTGATTAGGTTCTACAGTTAGAATGATAGAATCTCCATTATTCATTAAGTGAGAAGAACCAACAGAAACTGTTGTACTTACTTTCTTAACTTCACCAGTGACTTGTGTGAAGTTTGACTCAAATGCATATTTGTAATCATCAGAATCGCCATTTGCGGTGAAGGATCTGAAGTACAATCCATCAGTGCTTGTAGTGAGACCAACCTCAGTTGCTAAACCAATATAATCTTTAGACTTACTGATTACATATACAGTTTGAGTATCTGAACCAGAATGTAAATTGAAAGGTGAACTCGTCTCAGTATCCGATACTGAAAGTGTGTTTGAACCACTCTCCCTTATAAAGGAAACTTCTTGTGATGTCTTGAATGGATGATTTGGCAGATAAATGCTCTGAGTTGGAACAGAGATTGTAGATGTGAGATCACCAATCGAGTAACTCTTAGATACAGATATGCCAGTTGTTGTTCCAATACCAACAGATTGTGTTGGATTGAAGTATACTTTGTCGTCAAGTTTGGAATTAAAGTATGGTGTGCTGAAGTTCAGTGTAAGTTTTCCATCGAATACTGAAGCTTCGGTAGATACCGTGTGAGCGGTGCCTGTAACGCCTCTGGAGACCTTAGAACCTTATTTTGGGGGAATACATTAAGAACGGAGAATGTCTCTGTTCCAATGCCTATTGAAGATCCTACAGATACAATAGAAGGTATTCTGGAGACATAGATATCAGTTACAACTCCAGCAGTTGCGTTTGTAGAAATCTCCTTCATCACAGAAGTGGTATCACTCTTAATACCAATCTTGTGAGACTTAGAGAGACCACTGATACCCTGAATATCAGTTGTCAGACCAGAAATGAATACGCTATCGCCATCAACCAAGGTGTTGATGGGACTTACATGCAGTGACAGTTTGTTATCATCTTCCCAGATAAGTTTGGTTGCTGGGAAAGAAAGTGTAGTAGATGTTATATCAGAGATGGTTTTTCCAGTAACAGTTTTAATATCAGCAGTCAAACAGCAACCGTCAGTGCCAGTATTATCAAAGTTTGCTACATCGCCAACAGCATAACCAGAACCTGCCTGATTGATGATCAGTTGAGTAACTCTTCCTCTTGTGGTTGACTCAATAGTTGCAGTTTGGGTAAGGATTTCATTGGGTTCAGAAATGAAATCGTTATCAGAGAATGGTTCTGCTACGTTGTATGGAAGTGTGTTTCTCGTCAGATTGGAGTTATTGAAATCAAAATCTTGATTTACATCTTGAACCAGTGGAATGTTTCTGTAAGTATTTCCGACAAAGTATGGGAACTCTGCATCCAATGACGAGTCTAACGTTGCAAAGTATGCATAGACACCATTAGGGAAGTCTGGAGTCTTGCCATATCTTCCATTATATTGGTCTAAGTCGCCAGAGTTGTCATACTTATAGTCTTCGACAAAGAATCCATTTGAGAATCCTGATGGTCTATCAACAACATCCGAAGTGGAAAGAGTGTATCCAGAATCAAGAGTCTTAATTGTTGAGTCAGAATCATATGGATCGGTGTATGCATACGGTCCATAGATTGGATTTCCATCATAAGCCCAACCAATGATTGGTGAGTGTTCGGTTCCATCGTCAAGAAGGTTTGAACCAATATCAGTAGAATATCCAACAATACCATACTCAATACCCTGAGAATTATCTGGATTCTCTACCAGAATCTCATTGTCAAATCTATCTACGTTATTGAGTGTCAGGTGTCTTACAGATGCCTCAGCAAAAGCATTTCTTCCATTCGGAGTAGCAGTTACAGTAGTATTGGAATCATATCCAACACCAGCATTGATAATGACTACGCTGGTTATTTCTCCGTCAGCATTTACAACTGCTCTCAGTCTAGCACCAACACCAACACCATTAACAGTCAGAAGTGGTGCTGAAGTATACTCACTACCACCATTGGTTACTTGTACTGCAACAATCTTTCCACCAGATACGATAGGTTGTATCTCAGCATCCTTACCATTTTGAATGCTAATCTTCGGTCTCTTATGGAAGTTGATAACATCCGAACCATATCCAGTTCCCTTCTCATAGAGATATAGATGTGATATTTCTCCTCTGATAATAGGAGTTGCTGTTATAGTTCCTGTAACTCCATCATATTCAACATCCAAATTAATTTGAATATCGGGATATGCAAAATTCTGATACCCAGTACCAGAGGAAGTCAGGTTTACATACTCCCTTCTTTCATAGTTTGTGGTTATTGTTCCACCGACACCTGCATTGGCAAGTTTGAATCTATCATCATCTTGCTTCAGAATATAGTATCTGTTGGAAGTGGAGAGACCACCAATTGTAGATCCATCAGTAGAATAGGTTACAATATCTCCATCGTTGAAACCATGGTCCTCAAAAGTGATAATATTGTCAATCGATGAAATATTTTCTGGTTCTACAATAAGTCTTCTGTTCTGATAAGCACTACCAGTCTCAAGAATCTTGATAGATCTGAGTGTATTCTTACCTTCAAAGGTTCTAAAGTTATGAATACCTTGAGTAACTGATGTAGTAAATCCAATAGTATTGATTCCACTATTGTAATCAGACTCTGTTGGATACAACTTAATTGTAGAGGTATTTACAATTTCAGCATAATAAACAGAACCACTACTTAAATCATCGCCAAGGTAGTTATTGTTACCACCAAAAGATCCAACACCAACAGGACTATTGCCATTTCTATTATAGACAATAGCATCACCTTCCCTGAGGTTGTGATCTGTTAAGAATGTGATGGTTTCATTCACCATATCAATTCCACCGCCATCACCAGTGAGGCGAGCATCAAACTCAACTTCTCTAAATCTTTCTTCTACAACTGGTTGCAGAACAGTTCCACTACCGTTACCACCAGTTACGGTTGCAGAAATAACTCTCTTGATATCAAAATCTTGTGGATCAACAATAACGTCCTCAATAGTACCAGTTACAACTGGTCTAATCAAAGAAGTTGTTCCTGTTCCTGGAGATGATACGGTTACGGATGGTGGACTTACAACATCATAATCCTTACCCTTATTATACAGAGTAACGTAATCGACGGGACCGTAGTAAACTTTGTCTAAAGACTTGTAATTTATTACTTCTACGCCATTAATAAGCATTCCAGTAGATCCTGGAATCGTTGGAGTATTATTACCAGTCTTAATATTCTTCTCTGTTGGGAACTTCTTCAGTACTTTCTGTGGTCTGATCTTCTCATCTTTCTGAGTTGCCAGAACGAAAGTGTGTGAACCAGTTGCAGATGCTGAAGTAAATTCAACAGGACTATCAGTAACGATCAGAGATCTTGAAAGATACAGTTTTATTTGGTTATCTGGAGAGAGAACCTTTACATAATATGTACCTTCAGGAACACCAATAAGGGTGTCATCAGAAGCGGTGTAATAAACTTCATCACCAGTCAAGAATGGAACACTTGAACTGAATGAAAGAATAGAATACTTCTCAGTATTGACATCATATCCTTTCAGAGCAGTTCCAGTTGCGGATGCAAGAGTTGCTTTTACAACGTTCTTTGTTATGTCGTAAGAAGGTAATGAGTTTGAAGCAACATAAAAATACTCATCACCACTACTGTAAACATTCTGAGTATCAGATGTTAGAATATTGTCACCATAAATGATAGGTGTTCCAGAACTTGTTGCCGTTTCTAACGTTCTTCTGATAGTGTAATTTACTGAAGTATCTTCAGTAAACCCTGTTAAGTTGTCTAAGGTTATCTGTCTACCAGAAACAGTTGCTACAGTTGCTCCAGTGTGTGCTACAGTCTCTGTAGAACCTTCAAGAATATCAACAGTATCGCCTACTTTAAGAGTTGATCTGTCAATATTACCCTTAAGTTCAAAAGTAGAACCACTGACATCCTCAACTTCAAATCTGGAACTTGTATTATAGATCCAGGAGTTTGCAAATATTTGCTTTCTTGTCTTATCACTCTCTGGATTTAAGATTTTTTCACCAACGTTCTTGACGTAGAGTTTCTGCCCTTCACTTGAAAGTTTGATGTCTCCAATCTGACTAAACTCAGATAAGACACCAGTGATACGAATCTCAACTTTTTTAGTTATATCTCCGTCTTCATATCCAAAGAAGACTTCATCAGTTCTTACTTCATCCTTGACAGCAATATCATTATCAATACCACTACAATCTAAGAACTGGTTTACAGTCTTGCTACCGTAGGTAATGCTGTCAGTTCCAGATACAATGGTTCCACTACTAGGGAATCCAATGGTAGAATCAACAGTAATTACAGAAGAACCTGCAGAAACTGCATTAGCGGCATATGCTTTTGGTTGAATGTTGAAAGTACCCTCAATCAGGTCCTTATCATCATATCCAACAAACAGACCAATCTTATAGTATGTTGATATACCTGCTCTTGTAAAGATCTCAACTTCAGATACGGAACCTTGAGTCGTGGTATCGCTTGACTTTTTGATCGTTTGACCGATCAGTTTGTTTGGATCACCAGAAACTCTCTCAGCAACAACAATTTCTCTTCTTAAGAACTGTGCGCTTGAAGGTTTTATGAGGTAATCTTCAAGGTCTACAACCTGTGGGGTTACTCCATAGAGAACATTGAAGAGAATTCTGAATGATTCCTTAGTTCCCTTTGCCTGATAGAGAGTTCTTGCTTCTTTGATGAAGTTACTGACATCAAGGTCAGAAACAAAATCAACATCCTCCAGACCAGGAGTAAATGTATACTTTAATTTCTTGTAGAATTCCTTTAAGAACTCTGCACTCAGGTTCTTGACTGAAGAACCAGAGGTGTGAGATACTTTACTGGATGTAGAGAAGACGAGTTCTTCTGGATTTGAATCGGAGCGATATGTGGTAATACCACTGAAACCTCTGATACAACCAGTGAATGAGTTGGTTGTGATACCAGTGTAGGTGATAATTTCATTATCAACCTGGAACAAACCATACTGTTCTGGGAATCCTTTAGTGGAATTGACACTAATGGTATCAGAAGATGCTGTAATATCACCACTCAATGTGGTAGATCCAGAAATAACTTCTGGTGAAAGATTATCTAACCTTAAATACTGGTCCAGATTCTCTGCAATGTCAACAGGACCACCTTGATATTCCTGAGAAATATAGTATTGCTTGAGAAAATCTACCGCTTTAGGACTTTCAGAACGTAAAAACTCTGGTAATTGGTTCTCAATAACTTGCTGAACTTTTACCCTCGTCTCAAATCCAGTTTTTATCATCTTATACCCTCTTTAGTTCTCCGTTTAAGTAGCTAGAAGTAGTCTTATATCCGACTCCGGATATCTGTTCACCAGACGTAATAGTATCCTTAACCATATTTATCGTGCTATCTGCAACGGAGAAACTTAGGTAAAGATCCTTCAAACCGATTACATCATTCGACTGTGGATACGCTTGTATCTCAACAATATTATTAGGTGCCGTTGTCGATGTGATATTGATTGTATTGATTAATATCTCACCCTTCGTATAATCGATTGTACCAGCAGATTTCACCTCAACAATGTATTTGCCCTCTGAGGTAGACTCTCTAACGATAGAGAGGACTCCAGTGCCGTCTCCGTTGGGAACATCGGTGAAGTAGAAGGTTCCCGTTCTACCACCAAGGGTAAAACCAGTACTCTTGATATTGAATCCTTCTGGTTTGTAGTAGAACTGGTTACCAAAGCACAATTCATACTGTGCCGACTGGTTGATAAGTGCCTTCAGGTTTCTTCTAATGATAACTCTGGTAATGTTTGATGTGATAGCGTTATCAACATTATCAATAGTTTGGCACACCTTACTATACTTAAATCTACCACCAAACTTATTGATATTAGATGAAGAGAATGTAGTCAGGGTATCAGTAATTCTGGTCTTCAGATCATTTACATTTGATACCTGTGAAGAGTTGTAGTAGACTCCAGTATCAATCTCAACATAAAGAACTTTCAGGTCAACAATCTGCTGGTTGATACCAGACAGTGCATAATTCTTCAGTTTTGTCAGAATGGTCTGCTTATCAAAGTCAGAAATGTAGTCACCATTCTTTGGTTTGATGCTAATAACAACATTTCCAAACTGTGGGGGATCTAATTCCTCTCCACCAACAACAGATACCGACTCAGTGTTAGGATAAACGAGTTGAATGATCGCTTCATAGTCACGAGCAGTCACTGCACGGTACTGTGAAGAGTAAATTCTTGGTGCAAAATACTTAATTGAGTCAATACTCTCAATATCACCGCCATTTGAGGCGCTATTGACAGTAGTAACGTTAATTGTGTTGGTTGGTACTACTGTATTATTGAGATTATCTAAGAAACGACCAGAAAATGCGAAACTTGCCGCTCCATTTCCTTCTGTACCGTCAGTAACGACGTATGAAACCGTAATTACGGCTCCATTTTCTAATTTTTTGCCAAAATATCCGTCACCAAACAAGAGTTCGTACTTTTCATCCTGAACTTCTTGTAAAAGATAGATCTCAGAGTTAGCATTAATGTTGAGAATGTTGTCAACTAACGAATATTCCTTACCAAGACCACTTTCACCAACTCCTCTTACATTTACAACGATTGTAGAGGTGTCAATGAACGAATTATTGAGAATAAAGCGTTGATCGAGTGAACCATCAACAGTAAAAGTATTTCTTAAGAACGTTCCTTGGTAGATATTGATGTCAGAAAATGTTGCAGTGCCGTCACTGACAGTAGTTGTGATATTTTCTGGTGATGAGAAGATATAATTCGACTGATTCGTTGTCCCTACGCACACTAAACCCGCTTCTAAGGTCAGTGTTGGTGTTGTTGAGTCTGTTTCTACACTAAAACTTACAGTTGCCTTAGAGGCGCTTCTAGAACGGGGTACATAACCGATATTTCTTGCCAGAGAAACGACGTTTTCTCTCAAAGTTGCCGAATCCAAGAAGGATTCATTGACAACCATGTTCGAGTTGAACGCAGTTATGTATGTATTATACGCTAGAGTGTCGATTAAGACAGAAAAATTAGACCCCTCAAAGTCAAAATCCGTGAAATTTGAGTTTGCACGGAGATAATCCTTGATGGACGCCTTTATTTGGTCAAAATCGAGGTTGGTAAACTTAGTAAAAGGCATTGTTTATCTGGTTGCCTCTAGTAAAAATGTAAATTCTTGTGTTGGAAACTCTTGACCGACGATATCAAAGTAAATTGTGACCTCAAAAGTGTTATTATCAGGTTGTGGATTGACCTCTACCTGTAAATTTTCAACTCTTGGTTCAAAATTTTCTACTGTTGTTGTAATTTGCTCTTCAATTTCTGATGCAGTACCAAAATCAACGAAATCAAACAGACTAGAACGTACATCAGATCCCAAAAGAGAGTTAAAATAACGCTCAGTTGGGATAGTTTCTACTAAATTACGTACAGATCTAGTGATTGCATTCGCATTTTTCAGTACAGGCAGGTCTTTCGTCACTGGATGTGGATCAAAAGACAAACTAATGTCCTTAAATGCTCTTGATATCCGTGTGACTGCCATGTGTCAAGAAGTTTTCTTGACATTATTTATATTTACTTCCAAGGATTTCCGTAGTTTGGCTCTGTACCATACTCCCAATCATCATAATCATCGTCATTTCTGATTTTCTCATGAAGTTCTGACTGTTTCTTCAGGTCATGACTCTTCTCATAGTCAGTAATTTCTTGAAGAAACTGCTTCTTCTCCTCATAAACATTGATACCCTGTAAAGAACCATAGTCTGAGACGAGACGATTGGTGCCCCACATCTCCTTCATGTAGTCCTTATTCCTATCTACAGGTGAATTACCCATTTCTAGCTCCTGTTTTATGAAAAACAGAACTTTTAGAGGGGTTGCTATCCCTTATCCTTATTTATTTTCATGAAAAAAGGGGGCGTGTGGTGCCCCCTCCTTGATCGATTATCCCTTACCTTGACCGCGATACTTCTTTCGCGCTTTATTGCGAGAAGTCGCCGCATACTTCGTATTCATACCTGCTCCTTGACGAGTTTTCTTCGGAGCACCCTCCACATAACCGCCACCCTTACGCATAGCCATAATCAGTACCTCTTAGTAATTTTAGTCTCAAGATCTTGTGGTCTTGGAAAACCTGTCTGATAAAACTCTATCGACAGGTCCTCCATCATATCAAAATACTCAGTCTCCGTCAAGTTCTTATGTAAAACTTTGTTCTTGTGGAGAATCGTATATACCTCTGTCATTATATCAGATAACCCTTGTCTTTTCGTGACCGACTCTGATACGTGGATCACACCAAATCTCAAAACCTGCTGCGATTGCATCCAGACAGAAACTTACATCCTCTCCACACATATCCTGAACCTCTCCAGATTCAAAGACTTGCATCTTTGGTGCAAACCATGGATACTTAATCTCTTCGTGCTCGAAGACTCCATTCTTAATCATTAACCAACCAAATCCTGCATAGTCAACAGTAAATGGCTTCTTACGACGTGACATCGTTTCCAGTGTCTCATGATTCATAACACCACCATTGTTTCGGAAGTCATCTTCCTCCATCCAGTGTGCTACTGAGGTCGTTTGCCCGTCTTCCGTACAATACCAACCACTTGCAATATCCTTATCCATCAGAACTAACTGATAGAACTTCTCCGTGTTAAACACAATATCACTATCAATCCACAATTGATAATCATACTTCAACTTACCATTCCAGGGAATCTGATCTGGTCCACGCAAGACATTCGCTCCAAGACACTTGCACCTTGCAAAGTTTACCATGGAAGAATAGTCCTGACTAATCTGAATACTCCCCCCTGCCTGTACGATGTCAAAACACAATTGTACGAAATTTTTCAGATACGTGTAGGAAACTCCACGACCTGGGAGACAGAATACAATGGACTTCCCACGGATCATCTCCCGTGCTTTGTCATAATCCCACTCTACCTCTGAAGTATTCGAGTTCGGTGCGGGTGCCTTTGCTTTTACAGTAAATCCTTTAGCCATAAGAATGTGTTGTTACTCAACTATCATACAATAATTTATGAAGGCAGTCAACCCTTCACTTCAGTAATCACAATGCTCCCTCCGTCAACCTCCATGTTGACCTCTGTGCCCTCATACCACCCAAACTCACTCATCACCCACTCGGGTAACGTCACATAATACTCTCCAGTTACAGGATCGACCTCTACAGTTCTTAAATTTTCTCCGGGATTTTTTTCCATTGCAGGTATTTGAGTTTGCTTTTTTGTTTTATATAGAAACCTATGAGTCTTATAGAGAGTGCCGAAATATTTTACTTTAGTGAAATATTGAGCTGGCAAAAGCAAGACTTTATAGCTTAGAGGGACCCATGGGTTTTATATAACGCGCCCCGACGACGCGCCCCCACAACGGGGGGCACTGCCAAACCACGAACCCATAGGCACTGGGGGTCACAGACCCATGAGGCGGTCACGGGCAGCAGCGCGACGGTCGGCGGCATACTGAGAGGCGGCGCGACGCTTAACGCCGTCCAGGTCACGAACCATGGCGGAACCGATGCCGACTTGGCGGGTGATGGTTGCACCCTTACCACCGCCCACGGCATGAGAGGCAGTCTGACGGTCGGCACCACGAACGGAACCCATAGCAACGCCACGACCATGCTGGGAGTTGCGCTGCATGGTCTCACCCTTACGGGGACCACGAGTGCGGAGACGCTTAACGGTGACCTCTTTGCCAGCGGCGTTCAGGTCGGCGGCGATAGCGGAGAGGTTGGAGAGGGAAGCGTTCATCGGTTGCCTGTCTTTGACTCTTATAAGATACATCAGAACGGGGACCTGTGCCGAAATGGTGGACGGTCCCCCAGGTGTCTACTGAAGCACCATGCCAGACTCAAAGGGCACCGTTTGCCAGGTACGGGCGGCGGTGTCGTACTGACGGCAGAACCACTCACCCGCCTTCTGGAAAACTCCCTCACCCTCTACGGCATGGACAGAGCAGATGGCATTCAGGCGGGACTTAGTGGTGACGGACTGCCAACCACCATCGAACAATTGAACAAAGTTCTCACCGATGCGGGCGATGAGATTGCCATGGAGGAAGACCTCAGACTCTCCCGCGTCGTTAAGGGTCACAGCGGTGTTCGCCAGGGACCAGGTGGCGTTGTCGGTGATGGCGGCGTTCATCAGGGTTTCGATCTTACGCATGGTTGGTTCGTTTGGTATGGAAGTATTGTAAGGGGTCGGAGGGGGTCACTGTGCCAGGCAGTGACAGTTTACCCACTGTCCCTTTGAGGTGTCACCAGACCACCAGAGCATCTTCAGAATGGCGCGACGTGAGACCCCAGTGTGCCGGTACTCTGCCAGGGGACCATTAAACCAACGGACGCGAGCGGTGCCAGTGAAGGGGTTCAGGCGCAGGGTCCAAACGCTGGTGGAGTCGTTGCAGTTGATCGGGTAACGCATCGGGTGGTTGTCGTTGTGGGTATCCTACAGGGTCGCCGCGCTCAGTCGCGGTCGGAGATGTGCCACCTTGCGAATTGACCCTGGGGACGGGTTGCTTCCCACTTAGCAAACCATTCCTGGGTGCCAGCGGCGGCAGCGTTGCGGATCGCCTGGCGACGCTTTTCCTCAGCGCGGACCTGAGCGGTGTAGTCTGCCATGATGGCGGTGAGATCGGGTTGTTTCTTCATGCTCTTACTATTGCACGGATCGGGGACGATCTCAACCGGTTGTGTGCCACTTTGCCAACCGTCCACGCGGCAGCCGCCCTGAGTATAAAGAACTCACGGGGAGTTTGTTATACCATGTGGTCTAACAGTCCCCAGTTGTGTATTTCAAAGTCGGGTTGAATCGTTTGGCATTTCTTTAATGCTTCCTCAGCAGTCTCCGCCATGTAACATAACATGTCATGGTAATCGTTACGCTTGTGAATACCGACGAAAGCGAACTTGTATTCTTTCATTATAACCTCAGTAGCGGGAATCATTCATGAGAGGTTCATAAACCTCAGCAACTTTATCCCAAGCATAATCAGGAAGGTCACCACATTGTGCCTCCATGAAGTCATAAACCATGCACCAATCGGCGTCGGTTTCCATAACGAACTGCTGGAGACTTTCCAGAGCAGAGTTAAACAGGTTCTCTTGAGTTTGAGTCATTTTGATTTGCATGTTGCTATCCTACAGGGTCAGGTTGGCGATCCGTGGGTCAGAGGGGACGGTCCCTCAATCGAACACCAGGTCCGCAATGGCGGTCACGCCATCCACCCATTCCCATTTCGTGATCTGTTCGGTCGCGGGGACCTGCCGACGGCGATCATGCTGCTCTTGCAGTGCGACAGCGTAGTCTTGGTTTTCCATGTAGGGACCGACGTGATCGACCTTGACGACCCGACCCGTGAAGGTGGTCCAGGTCCGACGGACGTAGAAGGAGGTTTCGGAATTGCGGATTTCTTTCATGCACCTAAGATCGCATAGATCGGCGGCAATCTCAACCGGTCTTGTGCCAGTGCGTCAACTGGTTTTTCGTGCCCCTCTGATACGGATTCGTATCAGCAAAAATATAACACTACGAATCCGTAGCGGCAGCCACCCTAAGTATAAAACAGTGGCGCACAGTAGGCATACCCTACTCCCCATGAGTTAGGTATACTTAAGGACGCCACGTATTCTTATAAAGAACTCTCTGAGAGTTAGGTATATTTAAGAACGAATATGAAAATATAACGATGTGACAGTAATCGTACTGTCCATTATATCTCCACTTCAAACTCTTTGATGTTAGTATTGACTTCTTCGTCACCGTGGAGATCTAATAAATCTCTCCAATTTAGACTTTGTAAGTCTAAATCATCATAACACATGACGTTGAGCGTTATAGTAACTAGGCGCTTGTTATGTGTTAACATGTGACTAGATGTGCGTTTGTGCGTATAATCTAGTGTGCGTATTCTAGATGTGTATATCTAGTTACGCATTATGCATAATGTCTATATGCGAGTGCATCATAATCTCGTGCATCTCGTGTGTATTCCTCGTCGAGATCCTGTGCATCTAGTTGTGCATAATACTCGTAGTAGGTATCCTCGTCGAGATTAAAATCGTTGCTGTATGTATAGTCGAGATCGTAATCGTCGTACATGAGCTCGTCGAGATTCGTGTGCTTGTTTATTATAGCATATGTCTAGTCGAGATTCAACCTGTCTAGGTATAAGTCTCGTCGAGATTCATAGTGTTTATTTATAATTCTCTGTTAATTTATGTGTGGGTTCTGTGACTTTTCGCCGCCGTGTGACTTGACAACCTGCGCGTCTTATGATACGCTCGCTAAACTTGCATAAGATGGTGGGGTTTATAAGGTTTTAGAGAGTATAAGGACGGGGGTTTATAAGGTTTATAAGGCATAAGGGACGGGGGTTTATAAGGTTATTAGAGGGATTATAAGGGGTATTATGATACTAATTCATATCATTGGATCAACCTTATTGAGAATTAATATCAAGAAGAATAAAAGGTTAATTTATATTTAAAAAGGTATTTTAAATACTAAAAAACCCCATTTAAGGGGTAAAAGAGGGAAAATAAGTGTATTTCTACTTACTGTAAGTCTTTTGCCCGTGTACCTCCATGTAGGATACCTAACCTCTCCATTGTCCTTACTTTCTTCTTCAATCCTTCCTCTCTATTAGTAGTATCAATACCATAGGTAGAATACTTAAAAGGTATCTGATTGTTCTTAGATGTAGGTACTATTTGTGCTGTTGGACCTAATCCTGTCTTAGGGTTAATTAGAAACCTTTGGGGTGCTGGGTTAGGTTTTCCATCCTTAGTCTTTAATGGTGGCATTACTCTATAAGGTGCAAGACTCCTTATATTGCTATATGCTTCTACTTCAGTAATAAACTCTTGAAATGTCTTCATACGACGGTAACGTCTCGCTATGATGGATTACTTCTCATCATATTTATTTGCTCTTGTCTTGATATATTCTAATTGATGATAATACTCTGGGAAACACAATACTAAAGTATGAGTCTTTTGGTGTATAGGGCAATCAGTGATATTATCAGGATCCTTACACTTTACTCCTATCTCAATGGTTATGTACTCTTGGTCTTTGAAATACACCCATCCCTCTACTGAGTGTTTCTCTTTGTTCCACTTAACATAATCATCGACTTCAGGCGTATAAGGCATATTCTAATGGGTTAAGGTTTAACGGCATAGAAGTATAAGGAGATGTGTCCTTGAGTGATACTACATCTCCTATTTGTTTTGAGTTAATGGGAGCGTGGAACTGTTTGGTCTTGGTATTATAAAATCCCCAGATAGTTTGTGTCGGACTGCCATGATTGTAGATAAACCGACGATGACATAAAAGCCAGATAGCAATAATGTTACGCTTAAATTGTACTGTCTGGTATTCATATCCTTTAGGTGGATGTCTAAACTTCTCGGATAACTCTAATACCTGTC